TCTGATTTTGTTGTTTCAGCTTGAGATATGCCTCTTTCCTTTAATTTTAAACCTGCTTCAAGGTCAAAAATATAATCAATTATGTCAGTTTGGCTCATGGGTCATAATCTCCCAAATATCAGGGCGTATGTCTTTTGGATGTCTTTTTGTTATATTAGATACATCCTTAACCCTGGCAATAGGAACTTGACCAGCGTTTTTCCATTTATCTACCGCACCTCTAGTAATGTTTAGCTTTTTAGCGGTTTGTATAACCCCTCCACATTGGGTTAAAATGTCGTATAATGCATTTTCTGTTTGCTCTTTCATATAATCCTCTCTTTGATGTCTACTACGCACTTTACAGATTAATCTATTTATGGTTATACTGTCAAATGGAAATTTTTTTTACTACATCAGGCTTTATTTTATTAGTTTATTTATATGGAGGATTTTAATGGAAACATTAGGAATAGAAACTTTTCCAGAATCAGAAGAAAACAGAATTGAAATTGATTTAACTATAAAAAGTTTAAATGATGTTTTGGAAGATTTAAAAATATTTTTACAACCAAAATATGATTCTGTTTTGACATATGAAGATTTTTTTGAGATGAAAAAACTAACCAAAGAAATCTATGAAGAAATCAACAACAACTTGTTCAGAATTGAACATAAACGATAAACAAGAGAGGTATTTAAAAATGAGTATAAAAACAAAAACACATAATAAAATTCTTTCATCTTATGACTACGAAAGTTTTTCTTTTTTAGAAGAAAACAGAAAAATTAGTAACGGTTTAATTAAAAAATTAAAATATGCTATTCAAGAAAAAGATTTAGAAATTCCTATAATAGTTAACAGTAAACTTAAAATTATAGATGGTCAGCACCGTTTTGAAGTCCGCAGAGATTTAAAATTACCTATAATTTTTTATATTGATGACAAAATTACTAGCAAAGACATTGGCACAATAAACAATGTTACGGAAAAATGGTCACTTGAACAATGGTTGCATCATCACATAATAAGAGCAGAAAATAAAGATTATCCAGTCCTGGATTGGTTTGTTGAAGAATATAATATTAACATAAGTAGTTCTCTTGTTTTAATTTATAATAGATCTAGTGAAGGAATACAAATATTTAAAGATGGTAATTTAAAAATTAAAAACCTTGAAGAAATGAAAAAAAAGGCAGAAATATTAACTAAATTTTATGAAGATTATGGATTTGATAAATACAAACATAAGACATTTATCGAAGCGATCAATACATTGTGGATAAATAAAAAAATAAATTTTAACAAGCTATTTAGGCAATTAGACAAATCAAAAAAACCCTTTAAACAACTAGCAACTAAAAACCAATACATAGAAGAATTTGAAGAAATTATGAATTTAGGAGTTTCTGAAAATAAAAAAATAAATATACCTTCATACGTTCCCAATGATGTCATACAAAGTGCTATGGATAAGGGGGAGCGTATAGATTTAAGTAAAGTATTATATTAATAGCAATGGTTAGATTAAATTTATGTTAGCTGAATGGTATCGACATAGTGCGAGTTCTGGAAACAAGTGGATTAGTGGACCAGATGTTTTTTTATGGACTTATGGATTTGGAATCCGATCAGAAACTAACGAGTCATTTGCAATGGGTAATGCCTCAGAACAAGCTACTTATGAAGCCTTAATGCAAAACATGGATGATGAGACAGCGAGTAAACTTGCTGTTAAATTATTTGATGAGGAGGTAGGGGGAGTTGTTTGTAAACAAAGAGATGGCGTTGGAGAAATAACCAAAAACTTTTTGTCGGTGCTGAGACCTTTAGGAAAACCTTTAACATTTCAATCTTCTCGTAAAACAGAATTAGGATTAAAATATCCTGTTAAAACGGTTACAGATTTTGGTTATGAGGATTGTATTATTGATACGAAAGCAACATTACGTTGGCCACCTTATGGTAAACCAAGAGCTGCACATTTACGACAACAAGCATTATATGAAAAGGTTTATAAGAAACCTACTAAACTCTTATATGCTACACCAAAGAAGGTTGAGCTTATGGAAATTGACGACCAGGAAGCTCATTTACAAAGTTTAATGACTGCCTTTAGAGCAATAGAAGGTTTTGAAAAATTGTATTCTACACCTGAAGATGCTACAAAAGGTATCCCTTTTAACCCAGATAATTTTGCGTGGTCTGGGTTAAACATCGAAGACGCAAAAAAGAAATGGAGCACTTAATGGAAAATGCACAAATAGAAGTACAGTATTACAATCCTTCATCAACAAAAGCACCTCATAACGTAAAAGCAACAGACGGTAAGACTTACAAGTTTTGGCCTGGATCTTCTGCTGACAATGTTTTTAATGAACAGAGCGTAGGAAAAACTTATGTTGTTGAATATAAGGAAAAACCAGGTACAGGTAATTATGGTCCATCTTTAATGGTTGATGCAGCAATTTTGCATGATGAAGATATACCTTTTGATGCTCCTACTAATGGTAGCGCTCAACCAAGCTATCAACCTTCTCAACCCTCAAACGATAAAATATTAAATGAAATTCATGCGTTGTATTTAAAATGCTACCAACTTGTTAGCACCGAACCTGCTTTCCAAGAATTTAGTACGGAGCAAAAAGGAACTACAGCTACAACATATTTCATTAATGCTAGTAGAGCAAAACAATGATTACAGAAAAAGAAGTAGAAGAGGCCGTTCACAAGTTAATAGATGGATCTGAAAAGATAGCTGTTGCTAAAGCTGATTTAATTTATGCTGAAGAATACAAAAAAAGTATTAAAGCAATGATTATGAAGGATGGCAGGTTGGGAAATATGCCTATCTCTGCTCAAGAACGGGAAGCTGTAGCAAGTGAAGAATACAAAAAGCAATTAGAAAAAATTAGAGATTGTACGTTAAACTATGAAAAACTTAGAGCAGAAAGAGTTGGATTAGAAGCAATGATTGAGTTTTGGAGATCACGAAGTGCTAACGAAAGAGCTGTGAAGTTGTGAGTGTTATTGGAAGGAGGTGTTATCTAAAGAGACTTCACTTCCTTCTAAAAAATTTCGTGGCTGCTCTAACACCAAAGCTAGAGGCAACAATTACACCTAAACTGTATTGATACCATTCTGGCATTTGACTTAATACCTCAAAACCATTCAAGACTACCAACTCCATGCCAGGAACAAAAGCTAGTATTAGAGGTATAGAAAATAAAATTACCAGCCACTCGTCTTTCCAAGAATTTCTTGCACCACGGATAGCTTCTAAATCCCAGTCTATTTCACCAGTCGCTTGTTTTTCCATTATCTTAGCTTTAGCTTTTGCTGTAGCTATTTTAACTTCTGTATTGGCTTTTGTTTTTTCTAAACGACCTTGTAAAACAGTACCAGCTAAGTTTGCTATTGGACCTATTAATGCACCAATCATTTTTTCTTACCAATGTTTGCAAATCCAAAATAAGCACCCACTAACCCACTAAGAGATAAATAAATAGTAACAATAATTCCTTCTGCTGGTTTTATATGACTAGGAAACGCAATGACCAATATAGTTACCATTGCCATTATAAATAAAGCGGACCAGGCCATATAACGTCTGTTTTTTTGCCATTTTTCTTTATTAGGTACTTCCATTATTCATTCCCTGTTAACATAATTTGTGAAAGCATTTCTGCTCTACGACCAACTTGACTAGCCCATTTAGAATCCATCATTTCATCTGATGCTTCTACCCATCTTTTGTTTTTTAAAGCATTTAAAGTTTTTTCAAATTTTTTCAAACCATATATACCTAAATTAAAACCCATAGAAATTAACGCTCTTTGTCGGGCTGCATCTAACTCTCTCCACCAATCAAGTTTTTCATCTAATTGGTCCACAATCCTTTGTATATCATTTTTTAAAAGGATCATTGCTTCTTCACCTGAAATTCCTACATCATCCAGGTTACGGCCTACTCCAATAGTTATTTTACCAACAGTATCTTTGTATGCTTTTAACTCAATGCCTTCGTGGTCAATAAGTTGTTCAATAAGTGTAGGTGTAATATCAATCTGACTCATGTGTTGCCCTTAATACGGATTGTGGTCTTACGCCAAAATCAGCAGGTCTTTCATCTTTTTCCCACTTTTTGGTTATATGGTTATATTCCCACACTATTGCGTGTTCAGTTTGTGTGTATGACCCCATTCTTTGAGTAATACACATTTTTCTACTTGGTTGATCCATTATTTTGTTCCTAGCGTTATGTTTGCAGTTTTAACGGATATTTTTTTTTGAGGCTTCTTGTATTAATTTGTTTAAATACCATTGAGCTTTTTGAAGGTCTTCTACCCCTCCCTTTTTTTTCCATCTACAAATATATTTAACAATGTTTCCTTCACAATAATTAAGTTTTTGTGCAAGAATTAATTCAATAGGTTCAACTTCTCCTATGTAATGTTTAGGATTATTTATTATGTCGTTCAAGTAAACTCAAATCTGTATATATGACTGCAATTAAAATGTATTTCTTTTGTTATTGTTCGTATAGTTAACCAACAATCTCCTATAATTGGAGTTCCAATAATATCAAAATCTAAACATTCTTCACCTTGCCAAATTCTAAAAGAGTGAAGCTCTTGTTCTTTAGATTTTATATTTTCTATTTTATGCAACATTAATTAACTCACCTCGAAAATCTACAACATTTTCCTCTACAACGTGTACTATTTCAGGCCATAGTAACTTTTTATTTACAAATGTTAACAGGACAAATCCACTTCTCCAGGAACGAGGATTGTCTTCCATATAATTATTAAACTGTTCATCATAAGGTTCAGCTAACGTGCCAGTATCTACTCCAAATCTAGTTCCATTATAATCTGAAAATGGTTGCACTTTCAAACTATGTAAATGTCCTGTAACTATGTTTTTTCCAGCGTTTACGGTGTTATTGTGGCTTGCATGAATGCCACCTTTCCAGCGATGTTTTATAACAGTATTGTTATTAACCCATAAAGACCAACAAGGCTCCCAATCTGGAAAATGATCCGATAAATGAAAACCATGCAACCTAGCATATTCAGGAGCTACATTAGCTAGACGATTTTCAAATCTTGCGTCATGGTTTCCTAATGTCCAAAACTTTTTTGCCTGGGGTGCAGCAGCTTCAATTTCTGCCAAGCGTTCTTTGCAAGTTTCTATTTCATCTACTAAAGATGGTTTGTGTTCCCAACCAATGGAAGCATGACGGCTAATACTTGCACCATCTAAAAAATCCCCATTAGCAACAATTATATTTGGTTTGAATTTTTTGCAGAAATAAACAAATGCTTTATGAGCAGTAGTTAGTTTATAAGGCCAATAATGAGCATCAGAACCCACTATAATTGTTCCGTTTATAAGGTTGTGTTCTAATCTACCGTGAACTTCTCCAACAATAGATCGTTTTTCATCAGGACTTTTTATTTTTGTTTGTAATTTATTTTCTAACCTGGATCTTCTTGCATAAGCTGAACGTACACTTTGATTATACTTTTTACTTAATTCAGCAGCACCAAGTAACTCAAATTCTTCAACAAACTCTTCATCCGATAAATTAGATAAGGGCATATGTTACCTCACTTTAAGTTTAGCACACGTTCCCACGCATAACCCTTAGTAACATTTTGTATGTTACCAGTATTTTTGTCAAGATATATCATATTCCAAGTTCCATCGTCATTTTGAACAATAGTTAAAACAGAACCGTTATATGCTATCCCATTTGAAACATTTTCTTCTTGAGTCCACTTACTTCCAGTTATTGGAACACAAAACGTATTTGGTTTACCTTTAGGTGTAAGAAGTAAAGACCATTTACCTTGTAAATTAACAGTTATAACAATCAAAGAACCTTCATCTAATCCTTGTTCAGCTATTTTCTCTCCATAAGAATTTTCTAAACTTTCTAGTATAGCTGCTCTTTCATTACATATAACTTGTCCTTGAACAAAGTTAGGATAAGCAGCAACTACTACAGCAACTATCCAAATAAATATTAAATACGTTGTAACTTTATTCATTTTTTAGTCTGCATTT